GATGTGCCCGGAGCCTCAGCGACTTACTCTATAAACTTCGGCGCTGGTAACTCTGGCGGTATGACAATCAACGGTGGTAATATGAACTTCTCGGAGCTCTTCATCTAATGCCCAGCACCAGCAAATCTCAAGCCAGGCTCATGGCAGCCGTTGCGCACAGCCCAGCCTTCGCGAAGAAAGCCGGGGTCCCGCAGTCAGTCGGGAAGGACTTCAACCGCGCTGATGCGAAGACCGGAATTCTCCGGAAGAAGAAGCGCCTCCAAGGCCCTGGAGGCGCTGGGGGAACAGGAGGGTCGGCAAGTGTCTGAGGAACAATTCAACAAACTTCTTGAAGTTCTCGCCCAGATCCAAACCAACACGCTGCGTGGCGCTCAGGAGATGCAATCAGTCAAGAAGATGATGCAGGATGTTGTCTTCTACATGAAAGAGGCCGAGAAGGAAGTCTCGGAGAAGATGCGGCGGTTTATTATGTACTGCCATGATGTTCATGACATCGTGAACATGCACGAAGAGCGTGGGCTTCCGGTTCCGCAACATATCCTGCGAGAAATGGAACGCTGCGACGACCGGTACCGCCAACTTCTCGAAGAGGCCCACACCGACGGTGGTGTGTTCGAGAAAGTCCGGCGGGAGATGGCCAAGGACCCAGACAATCGGTGGGATCACACGAGGCAATTAGGCAAGCCAAAGGAGAACTCCAATGAAGCAAGGTAGAGCTAGCTCCAACACCTCGGCTCCGAAGGTCGAACCTCGGCCCTATGCGATCAATCAGAACTTCCCCTCACAGCTCGGCTCAGCGATCGACCCGAAGGCGGCCGAGAAGTTCCATGACGGGCCGGGCTATGCTGCAGCGCACAATGGTCCGACCGATGGCATGGGCCAAGGGCCAGGGGCCAACAGGAAAGTAAAGAGCTGTGGTTCTCAAGGACAGTACTAAGGCAACTCTCAAAGGAGACAAGGATGAACTGGTTAGATTTGGCGGCAATGGTAGCGGTGTTGAATGGAACGGCCGGTGATCCGGCGTTGGCGCAGGTCCACGCTGCGGCGCGGCAGTCACTGATCGCTGCGGTGGCGGGCGTTGAGGAGGACGAAGAATGAAACAAGGTCGCTCATCCACAACCACAATGAACTACCAGGCGCCCAAAGGCCCAAGGAACATCGACGAGGCTCAGGCTCCCGGTCTGCAAGGCGATAACTGTGGGAAGCAAGGTTCGCAAGGCCCTTACTCTGAATCCAAACAGACCTCCGGCATGGTCGGCCTTGGGGGCGACTCCGTTCGGTGCTGTGGGACGCAAGGGAAGCACTAGGTGACCTCCCAAGTCGACATTGCCAATCAGGCGCTGAGCTTGATTGGCACCCGATCGCAGATTGCTTCGTTGGACGAACAGTCCAACGAAGCGCTGGCTGTGAACAAGTGGATCGACACCTGCCGTCGGCGGCTTCTTCGGATGGCCCCGTGGAACTCAGCGAAGAACTTCAACGTTTTGGCATTGATCGCCGCGGCGCCAGGGACGCCGGAGAACCCTTCTGGCGGCACGGTCACTTGGCAGAAAGGCCAGCCGCCACCGCCCTGGAGCTATGAGTACGCCTATCCGGCCGATTGTGTCCGACCAATCTACATCGTCCCACAGTTCAACACTGGCTTCGCGCCTGGGGTGCCGATCACCACCGCGGTCACCGGTGGCGCCCCGGCGTTTTGGACAGGGCCGCCGGTCAAGTTCGCCGTTGGGATCGATCAGGTCGTCAATGGTGTGCCGGCGGTTGGTGGTCCGGATGTGAAGGTCATTTGGACCAACCAAGAGTTCGCCATCCTTGGCTACCTTAAGGACGTCACCGATCCTAGCGTCATGGACGATTTGCTCCAGGGCGCTTGGTCAAGCTACCTGTCGTCCATGTTGGCGATTGACCTGACCGGCGACAAGGCCTTGGCCAATATGCGGATAAAGGACGCGAACGAGACTATCCAGATCGCCCGGGCGGCTGATGGTAACGAGGGCCTGACGATCAATGACATCACCCCGGACTGGCTTCGGACCCGCGGGGTGGACTTCTCGTGGGACTTTGCCGTGACTCCTGGTTGGGGGCTGGTTGATTTCGGCGGTTTGTTGCCGAGTTACGGGTGAGGAGAATGTATGATTGAACTAGGGAGGCTAAAATTTCTGACAACCTAGCCCAGACATCCTTCTCCGCCGGTGAGCTAGCGCCTAGCATGTATGCGAGGACCGACCTTGCGTCGTATCATCAAGGGCTCGTGACCTGCCGGAACTTCTTTGTGGACTATCGCTCCGGGATCTCCTCGCGATCAGGGACGAAGTTTGTCATCCAGTCCCTTAAGTCCTCTACTCCTGTCCGCTTGATCGGCTTCTCCGTCTCCGTCACCACCACCTATGTGATCGAGTTCGGCGACAAGTACTGCCGCTTTATCAACAACGGCGCTCCGGTCCTTGAAGCTCCGTTCTCCGTCTCCTCAATCACCCGCTCAACCGCTGCTCAGGCCGTGGTGCCCGGGAACAACTTCGCGGCAGGGGATTGGATCTTCCTCATTGGCACCAACGGGATGCCTCAGGCCAACGGCAGGTACCTCCAGGTCGGGTCCTCGTCTGGTGGGGTGGTGACGCTGCTGACAACGAACGGCGCTATTCCGCTCGATACTTCGGCCTTCGGAGCTTACACTGGTGGGGCGACTGCGTCCCGCGTCTACACAATTGCCTCGCCCTACGCCGCGGCGGATCTTGCGCTGATCAAGTTTGTAGAGAGCGTGAGTGTTCTCTACATCACCCATCCGAGCTATCCGCCGGAGACTCTGACCTTTGCAGGTCCGACGAACTGGTTCTTCACGCAGATTCAGTTCGGGACTACTATTGCGTCGCCGACGGGTCTTGCATTATCTTCTACACCAGTACCAGGAAGTTACACCGGTCCGCTTGCGAATTTCTCGTATGTAGTCACGGCGGTTGATTCTAACGGTCAGGAAAGCCTCGCCTCCACGCCTGCTTACATTGATAATGTAGTCCCAATCAGTGTAACCACTGGTACTATTACATTAACATGGGCGGCTGTGACTGGAGCAATTGGATATAATATCTATAAATCCAGTTGGAATTTTCAACCAACTACACAGGTACCAGCCGGAGTTGCTTATGGTTTTGTTGGTCTAACTAATGGAAATGCCGGGACTTCTTTTATCGACTCCAACATCTCCCCAGACTTCTCCACCACTCCACCCGTCACCAACAACATGCCCTTCGCCAATGGCAACAACCCCGGCTGCGTGGTGTTCTTCCAACAGCGCGCGTGGTACGCCTCTACCAATACCCAACAAGCCACCTTCTGGGGCTCTCAGCCCGGGGCGTTTAACAACTTCAACACCTCCGACCCGATCCAGGCCGACGATGAGATCACTGGGACGATCGTCTCGACCCAGCTAAACTCCATCCAATCGATGCTGCCGATGCCTGGAGGGCTGATTATGCTGACCGGTCGGGCTGCCTTCACCCTCAACACAGGCCAAGGCACCAACGCCACTCTAGCCGTGACTCCGTCCAACGCCACCATCGTTCCCCAGGCCTACAACGGAGCCAGCAGTGTTCCGCCAATCGTGGTCAATGAAGACATCCTCTATGTCCAGGCGAAGGGTTCTATCGTACGCGATCTTGCCTACAACATCTACGCGGCGATCTACACCGGAACCGATATCTCAATCAAATCTAACCACCTCTTCTATCGAAAGCAGATTCTCCAGTGGGCCTATTCCGAGGAGCCCTTCAAGATAGTCTGGGCGATCAGGAACGACGGTGTGGCGCTGTCACTGACCTTCATGAAGGAACAACAGATTTCCGGTTGGGCAAGGCACGACACGCAAGGCCTTTACCAATCCGTGACGGCTGTGCAGGAGGGCGCGGTAGACGCTACTTACTTCGTTGTTCAGAGGTTTGTGAACGGGAACTTCGTCCAGTTCATTGAGCGGCAGATGGAGAGGCAGTTCGACTATGGGATCGAAGACGCTTGGTGTATGGATTGTGGGATCCAATCGTCCCTGCCGACGCCGAACGCAACGATCACTATCTCCGGCGCCTCTGGAACGGTGACGGTCTTGGCAAGCGCCGCGGTCTTTAGCCTCGCCAGTGTCGGGCAGGTCCTCCGGGCTGACTTCGGCATCTTCCTCGTCACCGCCTTCGTCTCACCGACCCAGGTCACCGCGACGGTCTCCCAAACCCCGACCTTGGTCATTCCTGATATCTCTCCGCCCGTTCCGGTACCGGTCGCTGCAGGCTCTTGGTCGATTGCGAAGCCGGCGACTCAGTTCTGGGGCCTTGACTACCTGATCGGCCAGTCCGTTTCTATCCTCGCCGATGGTGGTGTGGTTGCTCCACAGGTGGTTGCGGCGGACGGCTCGATAACCCTTGCCTCCCCTGCGACCAAAGTGACCGCCGGGCTTGGCTTCCAATGCCAGGGCAAGACCATGCCGCTGGACCTCGGCGAGCCTAGCATCCAAGGCAAGCGCAAGAAGATCGGGGCACTGAACTTCAAGCTTGCGGATTCCCGAGGGTTGAAGGCTGGCCGAACCTTCTCCACTCTGGTCTCAATGAAGGACATGAACATTTCCGTGCCGATTGGGACCCCGATCCCGCTGATCTCTGGCGATACCCGCGTGGTTGTCGATCCGCTCTGGGACGTGCCTGGGCAGGTTTGCTTCCAGATCGATGACCCGGTTCCGGCCAGCATTCTTGGGATCATTCCCGAGTACGTCGTCGGAGACAAGTGATGGAGGTGACAATTGAACGCGTCAGCAGCTTCAACCTTCGAAACCTTCTTGGCCACGATTGTCCTTCTTCTGTTATTGATAGCCACGGCGATTGTGTTCGTCGTAGCAGTGTCATTTGGCTTGGTAGGGCG